CTCAAACGTATACTACAGAAGAGTTAAGGTTGCAAACCTTATGTAATAAATATCTCGTTCGAGATTCCAGAGACTCCTTCGGGGGTCTCTTTTTTTGTCTGCGTTTGCTGATATATAAATATTTGTAAACATAAAATATGGTCATGTTACACCTATTAGGTAGGGGACAAGCACCAGAGTGGGACGAAGATAAGCATGACATAGATGAAGTCTTTGCTTTTATGTGTTATCGTGGATTACATTATGCAAAAACGGTTTATATAAATGTTAGTATGGAAAGTCCCTCTTGGTTCTTAAACAACCCAAGACAAGATGATAAGAGATCTAGTTAAATCCAATGATAAAATATTACATCAAAAGGTCAAACCTTGTGGTGTGGATTTAGATCGTCATTTTTTGGCGAAAACATTAATTGAAAATATGCATCATTATGATGGAGTAGGTCTTTCTGCAAATCAAATTGGTATTGATGCAAGAGCATTTGCGATGATAAGAGATATTGAAACGAATGACATTGTTGTATGCTTTAATCCTCGTGTCATAAAAAAATATGATGATTGTGTTTGGTATGAGGAAGGATGTTTATCTTTTCCTGGTGAGATTATAAATGTCCACAGACCAGACAAAATTGTGGTAAAATATGAGGACGAGGATAAAAAAGATCATAAAATAAAATTAAGTGGTATGGCAGCAAGAATATTTTTACACGAATTTGACCATTTACAGGGAATTGTTTTTACTACTCATAAATAATCAAAAATCCTATGTCTCAGTATACTGAAATTTTTACATTACCACCTTTCAATGGTCAGTTTGTACCTCCAAGGTACACAACAGATGAGAGGGTTGGATTAACATCTGAGACAGGTTCGATAATTTTTAACACATCATCAAATAAATTACAGTGTTATGATGGGTCAAATTGGAATGATTTATTCTAAATAATTAAAAAGATAATGACAAGTTCGGCATTCGCAAAGCAAATAGATAATCGTAATTTCCTTTCAGGTGTTGCTTTTAAATTTAATTTGACAAAGTTTCCAAAGGTTGACTTTTTCTCAAATTCTGCTAGAATACCAGAGTTGAACCTCGAACTTACTCGTCAACCATCTTATTTAAAAAATATAGATGTACCTGGTGAGAGATTAACATACGGTGATTTAACACTTCGTTTTTTAGTTGATGAGAATATGGAAAACTATATTTCTGTTTATACTTGGTTAAAAGGTTTAGGATTTCCAGAATCTACTAAACAGTTTGCAGACCTTAATAAAGATAAAGAAGGTTTGAGAGATCCAAAACAAGCATTTTGTGATGGAACTCTTAGTATTCTAAACAGCAATTACAGAGAAGTAGCAAAGGTTAAATTTAATGACCTATTCCCAACATCTTTAACATCTTTAGATTTTGATGCTACAAATACAGATGTACAGTATTTTACAGCAGAGGCAACATTTAAGTACACAATTTATAATTTATCAGCAAGTAATTAATGGATCTTGAAAAAATTCAGGTAATGTGGGAAAAAGATTCTCATATTGACCCTGATAATTTACATGATGAATCACTCAAAATACCTCAACTTCACTCAAAGTATTATACACTCTACAATACAATTACTTTGTTGAGGGAGAAGGCAAGAGAACAGTATAGTAAAGTTAGACTAGAAAGATATAATTATTACACTGGTAAAGCAACAGCAGAAGTATACGCAGAAGAACCATTTCCATATAAGGTTCGTGAGAAAGATGCAATTCAAAGACACTTAGAAGCAGATGATAAGATGAATAAAATTGATATGAAAATTAAATATTACGATGTGATGCTTAAATTTTTAGAAGAAATTATAAGGGCGGTGTCTAATCGTACATATCAGATTAAAAATGCGATTGAATGGAATAAGTTCCAAGCAGGTTATAATTAATAAATAGATTTGTAGAATTACTAATACTATGAAACCCACTCCAAGAGAAGCAAAACAAATTCACGAGAAGTATGATAGAGTCGTGAAACATCTTATACACGAAAAATATGCTGTTGATAAGGATGCAGCAGATAAAATTATCTCAGGTATGAGTCAAGACTGGTACGATACTATCGCAGAATAATGAAATCATTTAAACAGTTGCAAGAAATATTAGGTGGTGTACCAAATGATGGGTATTTTGGACATCCAAGATTGAAAATAGAAAATCCATTTAGTCCACCTAAAGAAAAAACAAAAAAAACTAATGGTGGAAAGGGATTAACTAATAAACTTGGTAACAGAGCAACTGAAATTGAAGATATGATTAAAAATATGCGTTAATTATGAAACATATTATTAATCGTGCTGACATCATCGGTGGTTTAAAGTCAGTTAAACTTGCAAAAAAGAATCCTCAGTATTATCAATCTGGTGTTGGTGTGTCTGAGGATTTTGAATTACTATATAACTATAAAAAAAAATTATGAAAATTGATACACAAGGAATGTCACTTGGAGATGGTAAGAGTAAAAAAAGTCTTGAAGAACAACGTGATGCTATTCCACCTATGGAAGTAAATAAAATGAATCTTCTTAGTGATTCTCTAAAAGTAGAACTAAAAGAACTTATAAATGAAGTTCTAGATGAAAGAGCTTGGTCACACATACCATCAGTTGAAATGCTAGATTCAATTAATATTACAGGAAATATAGACCTAAAGTAGTGTACTAAATAATTCTATATTGATATAGGATTATGACTAGTTTGATTATATCAAAGAAGAATGAAGTTCATCTTCATATTGAATCTGATATTCATGTATATTATGAGTTGGCAGACTACTTCACCTTTGAAGTACCTGGTGCAAAGTTTATGCCGACTTATAAAAATAAGTATTGGGACGGAAAGATAAGGTTATTTAATATTCAAAATGGACAGATATATGTTGGTCTTTTAGATAAAGTCATACAATTTTGTAAAGATCACGAATACACATACGAATTTCAAGAGAGCAAATATTATGGTTTACCTTTTGAGGTAAATCCAAACATCTCAAAAGAAGGTGTTAAAGATTATGTAACATCAATATCTAAGTATAAACCTAGAGACTATCAGGTTGATGGAATATATGATGCCTTAAAACATAATCGTAAACTATTGATATCTCCAACTGCTTCAGGAAAGTCACTGATGATATACGGGATTGTGCGATATTTCGTTGAAAGAAAACAAAATACTCTGATTGTTGTTCCAACGACTTCCCTTGTAGAACAAATGTATAAAGACTTTGCGGACTATGGATGGGATGTAGGTTCATATTGTCATAAAATATATGCTGGAAAAGAAAGAGATACTGATGCACAGGTTATAATTACAACTTGGCAATCAATTTACAAACTACCTCGTAAGTATTTTGAGAGATTTTCTGTAGTCATAGGTGATGAAGCACACCAGTTTAAATCAAAATCCTTAATATCTATCATGACAAAACTTGGAAATGCCAAGTATCGTTATGGATTTACAGGAACACTTGATGGTACACAAACTCATAAGTGGGTTCTCGAAGGTCTCTTTGGTCCTTCTTATAAAATTATTAAAACGGACGAGCTTATGAAGAAAGGTCATGTGGCGACGTTGGATATTAATGTGCTTCTATTGAAACACCCACCAAATAAATTTGAAACATTTGAGGATGAGATACAATATATAATTGGTCATGATAAAAGAAATAACTTTATTCGGAATCTTGCACTTGATCTAAAGGGTAATACTTTAATATTATTTGCAAGAGTTGAAGGTCACGGAGAACCTTTATACAACCTCATAAATACAAATAGCATTATTGATAGACATGTGTTTTTTGTTCATGGCGGTGTTGCCACGGAGGACAGGGAGAGAGTCCGAGAAATCACTGAAAGTGAGAATAATGCGATTATCGTTGCCTCTTACGGGACTTTTTCCACGGGGATCAACATCAAGAACTTACATAATATAATTTTTGCATCTCCCTCTAAGTCAAGAATACGTAATCTACAATCAATAGGTCGTGTTCTTCGCAAAGGAAGTAACAAATCAAAAGCAACTCTTTATGATATTGCTGATGATATTAGTTACAAATCAAGAAGAAATTATACACTTAATCACTTAATTGAAAGAATTAAAGTGTACAATGAAGAAAACTTTAATTATGACATAGTAAATATACCACTCAAAAAATGATGGGAGACGAATTTCACGCTGTTCTAAAATTAATTACAGGAGAGGAAATCTTCTCACTTGTTTCTGTCGATGAAAATGATGGAGACTCAATTAT